CTTCACATTCTAATTTCAAACCAAATTCTTCAGCAACATTCTCCATTGCCTCAGCATAACCATCAATATTATCATTGACGCCATCATCACCACAGATAATGCCGATGAGCTCCCATGCTTGTTTAGGAGTATAACCCAAGTTACGTAACGCACAAAAACAGACGAATCCACAACCACAAGTATTTGTATCGGTTGTTATAGGACTACCAGAGCGTGTTCCATGTCCGGCATCATAACGCAATCCCGTCGATGTACATCCATTTGGAACAAAACATTGTTTATGCCAATGGATATACTCGGCGCGATGCTTCTGATTAAGCCATCGCATGATTGACCTTTTATAAGGTAAATGCATGAATTTAGACATGCTACCATCCAATCTACAATAGTCAGTTTCAATTGCACCATTTTTACAAATTTGTGACAATCTCTTACATATTTGATTTGGATTTTTGGTAGGACCATACCAGGGTATCTTCTTCAACACTTCAGTTTTAAATGGTAGTGTATAAGATGACATGCCGATGGTCAGCTCCGCTGAACAAGTTGTAATGTTACGCGGGTCATTTGTAGCGGTATAAGCTTCGATTTTAATCATCGCAGCTAAGCGATTTTTAGCACGCGTGCTAAGTGTGGCTTCCGCTAGCCTAGCTCGAGCTACTTGAGCGGGCGCATTTTGTGCGCGCTTAACCTGATCCATTGACCAGGGTGATCCTTTTCCGGTTACGGGGACCACAAGTTCCACGAATTCATCCAAATATTTCTTATATTTGGCTGGAGGTTCTACATTATTACGCATCTTATCGACTCTACCTGCAATGCAAGCATTGTCTGCGTTATGTGTCCTAGCAGCAAACAAAGAAGGTTGATCAGTTAATGGATTGGAAAATGCCTTACCAGGATTTTTCCCATCTTCAGTAACCAATGGCTTAGTTGGTTGATAGAAACATGGAAGTGATGTTGTAGGGATTACGTTGTCCTTGTAATCAATATCGTCGATTAATGGAAACAATACCGCTGCCTTAACATGAGAATTTTCAACGTTATCTTGTGACAAGATACGTTCAACATCAGAAATTACCGGTGGTGCTGTCTTATTAGCCAAACGTGAACGAATTGCTGCATAAGACATTCCTTTAATCTCAACAGAGTGTGGCGAACCATTAGCTGCTATTGAGATGACATCATCAACATGGTTATACATAATGGTTTTATTATTATTGGTAAACTTTCGTCTACGCAAAC